CTCATACAAATCCCTTTCTACTCGCAGCTCCTTAGGAATGATAGCACCTTTCCTAAGAAGATGTGCACGCATGAGTCTAGCATTACCATGATCTGTGTAATACTGAACACCTTTTTCACCAAAATCAATAGATCTCTTATTAGGGAGAATCACCCTGAGTTTATGTGTAACTGTTGGACTAGGTTGTATTACGACGTACATTTATGTTTTATATCAATAATAATTTTATACTTTTATAACACATGTATATCTTTACAATTATATTACTTACGTTTATATTGTACTACATCATAGATACTTATATATATGACATTACTATACATTTTCAGACTAAGCGGACTCATAGTACAGGATACCCAATTACTCAAATACAAGACGAATTTTATGTACCCGAACGTTGTAAAGAGTTGTCAAAATATATATCAAAACATAAGTTCGTTGGTAGATCTACATTAAATGGATTTGGAAAAACAAAGGGATTTGTAGTGACGTTTTCTTCACAGCACGAAAAAAGGTTTTTAGACACCTTCAAACCTATACACGAAGTGTTCAAACAAATACAAGAACCTGGTACAAACGCTTATATATTCAATCCCGTGATTATAGAACATTCGTCGAAAGAAACAGAACGATCTATACCTTATCATTACGATATGTCGTTAAGTGATCAGGCCAAGACAGCATTCGGGCGAGATTATCTACCTATATGTGTCACTGTTATCTATATACATTTACCAGAATCATACAAAGGTGGTAATTTATGTCTCTCTGGATACGGTAGTATAGATGCGAGTGATGTTAAAAAGTATAAACCTAAATTGGGTAGAAAACTCACGTTTCGTGGAGATCTTTTACATCACGTAGAACCTATATATTGTAAAGGTGGTAAAGGTAAACGTATTAGTTTAGTATTCGAGCAATATAGACTACCCGAATCAAAAGTAGCAGCTATCAAATTTGATATTTCTAAAAATGGTACATAAGAATAAGGGTATATACTTGAATATGATTGAATACACCTCCCAAGATGGTACGATTATACGAGTTGGTCAAAATGCCAAAGAAAATGACAACCTCACTATGATGAGTAGTCCCAATTATTGGTGGATGCATGTAGCTGGGTACTCTGGGGCGCATGTAATTATATGTCACGTAGGTGATATTTCACGTGAAACGAAACGGGATGCAATGGCTGTCACTGTACATCACAGTAACGCACCAGACGTGAAAATGTCATGTATCGATATGGTCAGAGTTGAACAGACGATATGGACGAGGCAAGCTGGACAGGTTAAATTGAAAGGTGAGGTGATTGAATTACATATTTTTATGCGGAGAGAGCGTGAACGGTTACAAAGAATCTTAAAAACAAAACGAATACTATAAAGCCTAACATAATTTCTTCTGTAAGTTTATTTTACGAGCCTCTTCCCATCGACCAGATTGTTGAATCAACAAAATTGTATTCGGTTGCATTGTCCAAAGAGATTTACCATCTCGTAAATTCTTAAATGCGTTTTCCACCGTCTTATTTGAAATATTTACACGGCGTACCTTATACTTCCTTGTCTCATCTTCAGCCTCTTTGACACGTTTTTCAGCATTCAGAAGCTTGGTTTCCAAATCAATTATAATCACTTTTTGTCTTCTACTCTTTGGATCATCTGATAATGTGGAAACTTGATTCTCGAGTGCTAAAATAATACATTTCTGTTTCTTGATCTTCTCATCACGCTTTTGAATTTTCTTCTTGACGACCTTGTCAATTTCGGGACCAAGATCTATTACGAACTTGGACGTTTTACGGGGTCGTGAGGAAGATTTAACCATTTTGATACTTTTCAAAAAAGTATATATTGACTTAGTTACCGAAAGCTACCCCCCCCATACCATTTTTGATACGAAGAATGTTATAGTTGACAGCATACGCTCTAACCATATTTCCGACACGGGTGCCACCATTGAGAGACAATTTAGCACTGTCTATACGGGAGAAGTTAAGAGTCCCAGTTGGTTGCGACTTGTTCATTGTTATACAGAAAGGCCATGTGAACGTAGATACAGTACTTAAGGCATCTTGTGGGAGGACGGTACAGTGCATCTCGGGTACGACGTTATGGTGGTACGTCGCAGACATGTTCTCGAATAGAGGTGTACCATTGATGTACATTGTCGCATCGTCGAATGTCCAATTCGTTGACCATTGATTGTTATCGGCCTCCGAGGAAACAACGTGTACAGCTTTAACTGGGTGGTTAAAGTAAGTGAGATCAACTTCGGTATCATTAGCATTCATAAGTTGATGCTGTGTCTGAGTGAACAAGATTTCATGTTCAGATTCAGAAAAGAAATTGCGCTCGACTGTATCGAGATAGACGTAGGTACCGAACACCTTTACGCTATTAGGCGCGAACGTACCACCCCGACATTTCACACGGATTTCAACATCATGGTATTGGAGCCCAACGAGGGGTAGAGATTTAGTCCAGTCATCACTGAAGAAAAATGGAAGAATATAGTGATTGGCGGCGGTAGACGACCCCAACGCATTTTGGGGAACCTCATCGAGAGTTACCGCACATGAAGCCTTAGCTTGAGTATCCTTATACAAAATGTTGTGGACACCCTGGATATACAAAGCATCGATTTGAGAAACCTTTTGGCCTCCGATCCAAAGTTGGAATTCGGTTGTGGTAGATTCATCCTTATCGAAGAAACCAGTGTTGCTATTACCAACACCACCGATATTTTCGGCTTCAATCCACACATAACTCAGAAGATCACCCTTGGTTTTGATTGGTATGGTCACTTCGTTTCCACTCCCGAAAGTGCCGATGTAATCAAGCCTTTCTGGCTTAATCGAGAAGTTAGTGTATCTCTTGTAATTTTGACGGAAAAAACTGACTTCAGGCTGACCCGTGATGTATACATCCTGGGCACCAACTGACACGAGGTCAATTAAAGCAGCTGACATTTATTAGTAAATGATATTAAAATTTTGCCTCAATGTATACACAAGGGATATGGGTGTAAAGTTTCAGGCACTCACATGGGAACCGATAGATACGGATGACGAGCATTTAGTGAGTATTTTTGGTAAGACTGAAGATGGGAAATCTATATGTGTAACAACTAAATTTACACCCTATTTTTTCATTAAACTCCCTGAACGCGTTACACAACAAACCGTCCAAGAGATTTATCGAGTTCTCGACAAGAAATCACCTGACTGTCTTGTATCATATTCGATTATGAAATCAAAGGATGTATGGGGTTTTCAAAACAATAAAGAGTTTTCCTATATGAAACTCGATTTCAAAAACTTGAAAAGTCGACGCCGTGTTGACTATATATTGAGAACCGCTGTCCAGATGTCTTATGGTATGGAAAGATTCAAGGTATTTGAATCTAATATTGATCCAGTTCTTCGCTTAATGCATCGAACCGGTATTCAGTCGACTGGGTGGCTTGATGCTGGCGATAAATGTGTGCGCACACATTTATCCAAGGTGAATATAGACTTATTTTGTAACGATTGGAGAACTCTCAAACCCGTAGAACGTGATGATATTGCTCCATTTGTGGTTGCATCATTTGATATAGAATGTAATAGTTCTACTGGTAAATTCCCAGATCCTAACGTGAAAGATGACGCGTGTTTTCAAATTGCGATTTCCCTGTGTACATTTGGAAATGACGAACCATATGACAAAACATGTTTATGTTATAAAAAGACAGATTCTAAATTAGAAGGATCGAACATCATCAGTTTTGATACGGAGCGAGAATTACTTGAAGCGTTTCAGAAATATATACACGAAAAAGATGTGGACATTATGACTGGGTGGAATATATTCGGTTTCGATCTTAATTATATATACACACGCGCATTTATGACGGGTTGTGATCCAGAATTTTTTAAGCTCGGTAAACTGAAAAGTCAGGAATGTGAAATTTCGGTTAAAAATTTAAGTTCGAGTGCTTTGGGGGATAATGTTCTCAAACTACTCCCTATGTCTGGACGATTCATATTCGATATGTTTCATGAAGTAAAGAAGGGTTATAAACTGGATTCATACAGCTTGAATAATGTTTCGAAGTTGTATCTAGGTGACCAAAAGATTGATATGTCACCAAGGGAGATGTTCGCGCGATATTTGGAAGGTGATCCGGTAAAACTTCGGGAAGTTGCTGAATATTGTATCAAGGATACGTTACTCCCACATAAACTCATGAAGAAGATGTGCATTCTACTCAACCTGGTTGAGATGGCTAAAGCGACATGGGTACCACTATGTTTCCTCGTCGAACGGGGGCAGCAAATCAAAGTTTTTAGTCAATTGACCAAGAAATCACGTGAGTTGGGATTTATGGTCCCGACAATTCGCTATGGGCAGTTACCAGAAGAACAATACGAAGGTGCGACTGTACTTGACGCTCAGAAAGGTGCGTATTATACCCCTATTACAGCACTTGATTTTGAAGCACTATATCCATCGATTATGATGGCACACAATTTATGTTATTCTTCATACGTAATGAACGAGAAAGAATATGGGAACATACCTGGCATTGAATATGAAACGTTTACTATCGGTGATCGAACGTATAAATTTGCACAAGATATTCCAAGCCTTTTACCGGCGATCCTTTTGGAACTCAAACAGTTTCGTAAAAAAGCGAAGAAGGATATGGCTGCCGCGACGGGGTCGATGAAAGAAGTGTACAATGGTAAGCAGTTGGCATACAAGATTTCCATGAACTCTGTGTACGGATTTACGGGTGCTGGTAAAGGTATTCTCCCCTGTGTACCCATCGCTTCAACAACGACGTATAAAGGTCGTGCGATGATTGAAGAGACAAAGGCGTATGTTGAGACGAACTTCCCGGGCGCAAAAGTGAGATATGGGGACACGGATTCGGTCATGGTCGAGTTTGACGTGGGGGGGCGCACCGGTGAAGAGGCGGTTAAATATAGCTGGGAGATAGGGGAACGCGCAGCGGAAGAGTGTAGCGCATTGTTCAAGAAACCGAATAACCTAGAACTTGAGAAGGTGTACTGGCCGTACTTTCTATATTCAAAGAAACGGTACGCCGCGAAACTTTGGACAAAAGGGAAGGATGACCAAATGCACATGGATTATATAGATGTAAAAGGTCTCCAACTCGTTCGCAGAGATAATACACCCCATATGAGAGAAGTGTGTAAAGAATTACTCGATGTTGTATTGACTTCGAGTGATACCGGACCACCCAAGGAACTCGCGAAGGAGCGTGCGATTGAACTCCTTTCTGGAGACGTACCACACGATAAGCTCATATTGAGTCAAGGTCTCTCGGATAGTTACAAAGTTAATGGGAAAGCTGTATCAATCAAGAGTCCTGAAAGTTGTAATATTAATCAAGCACATGTACAAGTTGTTATTAAAATGAGAGAGCGAAAACCTGGTTCAGAGCCACAATCTGGTGATCGTGTACCATATCTTTTGACAAATACCGGTGATCCTAAAGCGAGGGCATTTGAAAAGTCTGAAGATCCGGTGTATGTAAAGGAAAACAATATCCCGGTAGATTATAAATATTATTTCATAAATAAGTTTCTGAACCCTGTGTGTGACCTACTGGATCCGTTATTCGAGAATACAAAACAAGAAATTTTCGGTGAACTTATCAATCAGTGTAAACCACCACCAAAAAAACGTGAACCAGCATTGAGTACAATGAAAAAAACTGATCTTGTGGAAGAATGTAAAAAGCTTGGACTTGATTCTGATGGAATTATTTCGGAATTGAAAAATCGAATAAAAAATGCGAGAATAAAACATGAAGAAAGTGTTGAAGACTTATTTAAACAATACGAGCTAGAACAAAGTAAGTAAATATGAGTTTCCGTAATAGAATCGTAGATGTATTTGAAGAAGAGTTGGAGGCACGTATTGATATTATGATGTCTTCCTATGCAGAAATAATAGCAAAAAAATATCAAATTAAATTAGCTTCATTATTGAGAGATATCCCAGTATTGTCATCGAATCCCGTATGTAAAGGTACCAAACCAGATGGTTCAAGATGTACATTTAAATCTAATCCTGGGGGATATTGTGGTAAACACCAAAAGCAAGGTGATAAAATCAAACAACGAACACACGAAAGTATCGATGGACATAATCATGGGCCAGGTCTTAGGAATGTAATTGGTTGCCCAGGTTGTGAAAAATCTGCATCATCGAAGGGACTTATAGATTTGGATTCTATTATTCATAATGAGTAAAACAGATATTCTACTAACATCAATAAACCATTTTTACAGCGAAGAATTAAATAGATCCAAGTTAATGAATATACTAGACAAGACCAGTGGCATATCCTTGAGAAACCTCGAATGGTTTATTACAAATTACGCCAAGAAAAATCATACATCCTACAAAACGACCGACGGTAAGATCTTTACCGTACACTACGCATATAAATCAAGTTTAGATGGGTACAGTAAGAAACTTTTTGATCCATTTTGTAGATCTGAAAAGTTCCCATATACCGTACCCGGTACATCTCATGAAATTCATACAACTTTGGCACAGTTGAATTTCATCAAATGGTGTATCAAGAATAAGATTATCGATTATATCAAGGACAATAAGACATCACTTTTCAGTAAATAATTCCCCATAGTTCCACAGTACCCGGAACTATCGAGAAATTAAAATAGTATTTCCCCTACACCATCCTTAATACGAAGAATGTTATAGCTTTTAGCAATTATATGTACATCCTTTTCTACATGAACGATATGACTTGAGGAGGTAGTTAGAAGCTCATTATATACACTATATAACCCATATGAACCATCACTAGACAATGTTATTTGTATGGTAGCGTCTTTGATCATTGTAAAATTAAGATCTCCAGATGGTTCCATATTATCTGGGCGTAAAGCGAAACTGTACATAGTTAAATTATTTTCGATTGGTGTTTGTTTATGATAAACATTAGGTATACACGCAGATAGAAATTGATGAGAACCCGTCGTTTCATCTAAAATTGGTATTCCATCACATGTTAAGGTTACGTGTTTTTGACGCATGTATATACACGGAACCGGTTTTTGGAATACCTTTGTTCCCGCAAATATAGTGTTCCAATAGACACTTGGTGCACCGAGTAAAGGGGGGCCACCATAAGATGAAAGGTCTGAATCGTATATCGTCTGTAAAATTGTTTTTTCTGACGGGGTTAAGTCTTTATGTGTTTTTTTAGCTATGAAATAGAGCTCTTTGACACAATTTTTTAAATTTAGTCGATAACTTTGACTCTTTATACCGCGTTCCATAGTAAATCTTTCATGTTGATTTTGTTCAATTAAAATATTATTACAGCCAGATCTCAATTTAAGTCGTTCAGCTTTATCTAAATGTATAACATCCATATTAAGTTTAAAGTTTGAAAGTGGGAAGTTTGTAGTGTTACTATCATTTTCATAATCCCATTCTGATTCTACACGGTAACCAGTACTTGGAGCGTTATAATGGGTAGGCTTTACTGGAAATACAACTTCTTTACCATCTCGGAGTTTGATTCGGATCTTGAGTTCTTGATATCGTATAGAACATAAGGGGAAACCATGTTTTGGGCGGTCATGGAAATAAAATGGGAGGTCTACGATATAATTGCGAAATGCTAAATTTAATTGTGCCAAAGTTGTACCTCTATAATAAGCTTCATCTGTACGTCTAAATTGTCCATTTACCCAATATGGTGAAGTAAGAAATATACGTGCGTCACTACTCCGAACCGTTGACCCAACCGTTGTGACTGGTCTAAATTTCACACCTTGTATACAGTCATTCGTTAAAGCATGTGTAGATGGTGCACGCGTGACGTGATAAATATTCATGTCATCCGATGTGATTCTATCTAGTAATTGATCGCCTACATAAAGATCGATATACTCAAATATACTTATACCAAATTGGTCCACTAAGAAGTTTCCATCAGTACTAGTAGTATTGTATTCACTTAAATTTTCTGGGATACTAAAACTAATAGATAGTCTATTTAAGATATCACCACTATTAGCTGGTATAGTAA